CCTGGTGATTACAGACTGGGTATCAACACCATCGGCAGAATGGCGAAGGAAGGTGTACTCACAGCTTCTGTAAGTGCTGAAACAGATCCAAGATCTAACTTGGATGTTGTTGGTAACGCATTCATCAGTGGTAAGAATTTAGTATCCTATGATGCTGTTGGTGCAGTAACTGCAAACAACTACCTAGCAGAACCTTCTGTTGGTAAGACATACTTTGCACTCACTAATGCATTCTTGGTTGGTGGTGACAGTTCTGATCCTGATGATTTTGCTACTCTTCGTGTTGCAACTTCTGATCTAGCAGTTGCTAATCAATCGTCAACATATAGAGCAGGTGGTCGCGTTGGTATTAACACCAGCATCGGACTGGATGCATCTACTGAACTTGATAAGAACTTCGTTGTAATCGGTGATTCCAGATTTACTGGAAATGTACAGATTCAGGATGACTTGAGTGTAGATGGTGGAGACATTAACTCTACTTCAGAAACATTCAGGTTCCTAACTGATAACGTTGACTTCCTGATTGCTGCAAGTGATACCGAATCGTTTAACATCGGTAACAACACTACAAGTGATCAACTCATCAACATTGGTAACAATGTTTCTGATTCTTCTTCTCATACATTGAGAGTTGGTGCTAACGCTGGTGTCACCACGTTTGAAATTCATAAGCGTTCTAAAAACGCATTTGTTGACATCGCATCAGTAGAAGATGTAGTAAGTTCTGCCTGTTCGATCAAGATTGGTGGTGCTGCTCCTAACCTGAACTCTCAAACCTTAATTGGTACGTATCAGACTAGATTGAATGGTACTCTGGAAGTTGGTGCTTTCGCTGGTACATCTAGCACTAGAATCTTCACCACTGCAGCTACGCTAAACGTTGGTGATGGACAGAACACTACAAGAGTTACTCTTGGTGCTAACTCTTCTACGGTAGACATCGCAGCACTTGGTGGTCGCACCACGATTAGAAACTCGCTACTCGTTCAGGGTAGCACCACATCCAACTCCACTATTAAATTGTCTGGTGGTCTAAATGCTGGTATTATTGCAATTGATAGAGCAAGATTCGGCACTTCTCCATCAGAGCACATCGTTGGATCTCTCGACAATCCTAACATCACGTTCCTCAAGTATATCCAGCTTGGTAGACAAATTGATACCGCTGGTGTTGGACCTTGGGGTGGCGATCAGTACCTCCTATCTGGTGGTCAGGTTGCTGCAATTGACAACATTACTCCAGAATCGAGTGCAACATGGGTTGCTAACGAGACCTATTCGTTCATCACACCTACTGGTGGTACAGGTAGCGGTGCTCTGTTTACTGTTCAGGTTCTATCTGACGGTACAGCAGACATTACTCTAGTATCTCCTGGTTCTGGTTATTCTGACAACGATCTGCTGACTATTGAAGCAGCGAAACTGGGTAACGCTAGTGGTGCTGATCTATCATTTAGAGTTAATGGAACTAATGATTCTGGTAACGTATACTTACTACCTATCACTAGACCATCTGTCAATGATTTCCAGATTGGCGATCTACTGTTTATCGAAAGAGATGCAGCAGTAGCTGGACAGGATGTAAACATCTCTCCTGTTGGTGAGCAATTCAGTGAACTTCTTGAGGTTGCTGGTCTTACCAATATCACCGACCCTGCTGATCCTCTCGGTTTCAGAATCTTGGTTACTCGTGCTAAAGATGGTACGACTGCAAGACAGGATCACCCAGATAATGCAATCATCTCCAAGTTTGATAAGCAACTCAATGCTTCGTTTATCACTGGATTTGACTTTGATAACAATGGAACTCTAGATCCTACATCTAGTGTCACGATTACCGATACTGCCGTTCTAACAATCGTTGCTGATGGTACTGATATCGTTACCATCAATTGGAATAACGAGACTAACACTAGTGTTGGTGCTGATTACGGTGAGTTTATTACAGTCGCTGGATCGGACATTCTTGGTCTGAATGGTACATGGCCAATTCAAGGTGGTATCAGTGGTCCTGCATCTAGTCTACAGATTAAAACAGGTAATTATGTTTCCACAGGAACTTATATCTGGTCTAATCAAGTAGCAGCTGCTGAAGTTAAGATCAACAGTGGTGCTGGTCTACTAGCAGATTCGGCATCTGTTAGAATCGGCGTTGCCGAATTTGGTGGTGTTCTAACTACCAACGATTACCTGCTCCTATCTGATTCTGAAATCGTTAAGGTTGATGCTTTGGTATCTACTGACATTCAGTCTCTGCTTGTCACGGATGGTGGTGATCCTGAAGTTGAGGTATTTAAGGTTGAGTCTACAACTGGTAATACCTTCGTTGGTAACACACTATCGGTTGGACAAGGATTTAATAAGTTCGTTGTTGATGGTGGAACTGGCGATACAGTAACTCAAGGAAAACTAACCACTAATGATGATCTAACCGTAAGAGGATCTGTTATAGAACTTACCCAGTTCTTCACCTTAACCAACGGCGGTTCAACAGGTATTGCTGAAAGAAACACACTTCGTGTTGATACTGCAACTGGTGATCTGGAAATCTATGGTGGTGACTTCAATATCTTCGGACCTGATGGCACTACACCACGTCTACAGTTCAACAATTCTTCAGGTGACTTTACTACCTTCGGTGCATTCTCTGCTTTGGGAACTGGAACATCTGTATTTGGTGGTAGTGTTTTTGCTGCTGGTGATCTTATCGTCAACGGTGGTGATCTAACAGTTAACTCTGGTGGCACTGAAGTCTTCGGTGTTGATGAAGATGGCGCTGTTACTGTCGCTGGTATCCCCAACTACTTCTCGCAAACTGGTGGTCGTAAGTGGGTCTATAGCGATTCGTTTGATATTGATGCTGATGCAAATACAAACTACTTCCTCAATATCTCTCAAAACACGGTCGTTAAATTGCCTTCAGGAGCTTTGATTGGTGACATGATTAGAATCGTTGATATCGGCGGTCTACTCACTTACAACCTCTCGTTGATTATAAGAGCACCATCTACAATTATGGTTCAAAATGGACGTGATAACACAGGCACCACTCTATTGACGGGTAATACTGCTAACCTAAATGGTTATGATGGTGGAGAACTAGTTGTTCAAACACCTAACGCTGGATTCGCACTAGTATTTGCTGGTACAACTGATCCAGATGGTAATACCGCAGTTCCGATAGGAAAAGACGGATGGTTCTTAATCGAGGTTTGATTTAATGTTTTACCAAGAGTCAAAAACAGCAAGAGCGGCAGTGGTTGGAACCATTATGCCATGGACGGGGGGATTGTCAAAAGTCCCTTCTGGATGGATATTGTGTAGTGGCGGTGTTGTAGATGCTGCAGATTATCCGTTGCTTACACAAGCAGTTGGTAATACATATGATGCTTTAGGTGGATCTATTACAGGAAATTTTCCAAATTATACTGGGACAATTAAACTTCCTAATTTAAATGAAAAAGCTTTGATGGATATTGAAGCTTCTTACTTTGCCGCCAGAGTATCTGGTGGTACTGGTAGGGATGCAGATCTAGATCCTGATGCACTCACTATTATGTCACCAATTATCGGTGACAATGAAGATAATGGTATTACCACTATTTTTACAAATGTCTCTATTGATGTTATCTTTAATATCAATGAAGATGACAGAAATGGATATGTAGGAAAAATTGTAGGCAACACAAAGGAAGATGGAGAAGGTACTGCTACAGTTTATACTGGTCCTAGAAAATTAGGAAGAAAGCACGTCAAGAGACATAATCATTTAGGATCGTATTTTACTTTAGATAACACAATACCACGCAATCCAGGAGAGGGTGTTGCTGGTTTTGAAAATATTGCATACACTCTATATCACTCGCACGTTGATAACGAACCTGGTCCAAGCCAAGGTGATACTTACTACTTTGGTTGGTCTGATGATGGTGGTTCTGATGGTTCGGCTAGTGTTGTTAATGCTGCTCCTGGACTAGTAGCTGGAAACGCCTCGGAAACGAACACTCCTACAGGAGCAGAACTTGATTATATGTTTACTTGGCCAGCGGACAGCACTTCCGCGACCCCATCTGGATTTAATGGAGGAACGCCAGGTGTTGTTGTGGCACACGTTCGATCGGAGAATCCTCCCGTTAACCTGAAACCCATACATGTGATGGGATCCCCAATTTCAAGACAGTTTCAAGAAACTAATTTAAGAACCCAAGGAGCATTTTTGGATTCTAATGAAGCGGTCCCAGCTGCAGCTCGGGCTGGATCTATTACTATTCCTGAAGGTACAAAGAACTACTATGAGTTAAATCAATCAGCATCACAACTTCGTGATACGATGATGAGTCATCCTGGAACTGATTTTGAGGCTAATAGTGATGATGTAGAGTATATTGAAGCACACGATCATGGTGAGTTTGATGTGGTATTTAACTCTACTGGATTGAGACCTAAATCTAGTATTATCACTGACGTTAACTTACCTGGTACAGTCAATTTAGATAATACACAGAATGAGAGGGCATTGCAAATAGACATGAACATCTCACAACCAACACTTTCCTGTATATACATCATCAGAGCATACTAAAATGGCAAAGTCAATATCTACTAATTATGCTAGACAGAAAGCACATTGGGGTGGTGTTCCTGGAACTATTCAGATGCATACTGTTTATGGAATGGGATTTAACAATGATCCTAGTACAGCAGTATTCAAAGATAATATGCCTGGTGGATTTTTGAGATGTGATGGATCTATTTTAAATGTAAAAGATTATCTTTTACTGTCTGGAATTTTAGGTATAGGATCTGAATGTAGATTTGCAAAAGAAAATGCAATTCTACGTGATCCAGATCCTGACACAGACGATCTTGGAACATTTCAGATACCTGACCTAGGATCTAAAGTTATAATTGGTGGTAGAGGATCTGGTGAGTATCGTGATACAACAATGGAGAACAAGCCCAACCAGAATAAGGTTGGTATTGAAGTAGATCCACAGACACCTCTTGGCGAAAGACTATTTGTAAATTATGTCTCCAATACTGGTGATGGCATGAAACTTACTGCCCAATCATCTATTCCTTTTAGAGGTAATCTAAAGTACACCATGCAAACCGAGGTTGAGCCAGAGATTGTTTCTATTGAACAGTTTCAAGCACATCAACATGAGGCTGACATTAATATTCTAAACACCCTAGCGTCTCAATATCGTACTGATGGTGCTGGATTTACTGGTGACCCCGAGACAGCGATAACAGCAAACGTAGAGGCAGAAAATGTTTTCCAAGAATCTCAACCAAACGTTCAAAGAGGTTCGGTTAGTCACGATCACAGAATTACAAAACCTTTTAGTTATGGTTCAAACTTCAGTTATTCATTCCCTGCTGCTAATATTCCACTAGATGATATGGAATCGTACATCGATGTTGACACAACTAGTTTAGACGTATTGAACCAGGTTGTAACTCCTTTCATTATGGTACATTATATTATCAAGTTTTGATATGGCTCAATACAACAGTCAGTATACTTACAGTAGTAACTTAACAATAAGATTTGATGTAAAACAGGTTCAGTATATTACTGTTGCTGGTGGTGGAGGTGGTGCTAGACCCAACCCAACGTGGGGTAGAGATCCTGAAAATGGTGGTGATACCAGACTCAACACAACAGGATTGTGGTCTCAAGGTGGTAGATCTGGTGAACTAAATCGTGGTGGATATGGTGGATATGGAAACTATTCCTATGGTAGGAATGGTCAGATTAACTATTCTGGTGGTGAGTATTTACGTGCTGCTTCTGGTTATGGACCATATGGATTTGGTGGTGCAGGACAGTGGCGAGGTACTTCACTTACTGGTGGTGGCGGCGGTGGCGGTGCGTCACTAGCAACATATTATCGAGGATCAAATGGTGCTGTTGGTGGTCAAAGCGTAGGTTGGACTATCGGACAGGGTGGAATACAGGGTGGTACTGGTAGTAGAAGAAGAGGTTATGTTGGTGGCATTTATATCAATCAAACCACTTATGATAGACCTGCTGCTAGTATAAGTGCTAATCCTTCTTCTATCATTTTAGGAAGCTCCACTACATTAACCTGGAGTACATCTGGGGATATTACTAGTGTTAACATCAGTGAAATAGGTAATGTAAGTACGAGTGGATCTATAGCTGTCAGTCCATCATCATCAGGATCTTACATACTTCAAGCAATTAATCCAGCATATACAACAACTGATACAGTTACAATTACTGTACTGATTCCACCAATAGTTACTATGTCTTTTGACAATGACACTATTGTCTTGGGGGAGAATGCTACCTTGACATGGAGTGTTAGTGGTGATGCTAATCAAATGTCTATTGATAATGGAATTGGTGTTACTACCCTAAATGGTTATCAAATAGTTACACCAACGCAATCTGTAGTTTATACAGGAACTGCTAGTGGTGCTGGCGGGACAGGTAGTGATACTGCTGTGCTAACAGTATTGCCACCACCAACATTGAGTGTTGCTGGTCCAATTGTTGTTGATTATTCGGATGATATTCCTTTTAGCATAAGTGCTACAAATGTACCTGGTGGTATTAGTTTTACTACTGCATATGTCAATACAAATGGTACTCAAGAGCAGGAAGCTTCAGTAACTATTCCAGGTAGTAATGGTAATCTGGTTGAAATTTCAGATTATGCATATACTCCTGTATATGATAATTTTGGTCCAACATCAGTAACATTTTTGTTTACTGCAAATGGATATGGTGGATTGCTTACATATGAGCAAGTAACTATTCCTATCAATATCGACCAGACACCTGATGCTATTGATATCCCTTCAACCGAAGACAAATTAAGGGATGAAGAACCTGTTATTACGCCTAATGTTGAAGTTACTAGTGAACAAATTGTTGTTCAGGATATAGATATTCCTGTAGAGATCAAGTCAGATTATCCTATTCAAGTAGAAATTGAGAATGGTGAGGTCTGGTACGATGTGAGAGAAATCTGATGCCTACAATAAACATTTCAACTGCAAGAAACGCTGGTGATAGTAACTACCTATATGGTATGCCTGGTGGAACTCTTGGACCTAATCCTACCAATAGATCTGTTTATGTAGGGTGGAATCAAACTTTTAACCTGTCTGCTAATGGTAGTGGTCCTGGTTATGTTGCGATGAGGAGATTGAATGCCAGAACTCTTGGTCTAGATGACAGACAAGGGGCTGGATCTGATAATGACTACAATGACATGCTCGTATATGTTAGTGATGGAGAGTTCATCAATAACAGTCAGTATCGTAGTCCTATACCTGTATATGGTTGTACAAATAGTTCTGCAATTAATTACAATCCATCTGCACAAGTAGATGATGGATCTTGTGTTATTGTAAACCCAACACTATATTTTACTTCTAGTAATAATCCACTTATCAGAGGTCAGAGCACTAATGTATCGTGGTCTACTTCTTATGGACAATACATGCAGAGTGCAACAGTAACTGGTATTGGTAATGTGAGTACGTCTGGTAGTAGTAGTATACAACCCCAGAGTTCTGGCACATATACATTCACAGTAGCATGGAATGGGGGGAGTAGATCATCGAGCTTCTATCAGACTGTTTATATACCGCCACAAATTACAGCATATTTTCAAACAAATACTATTATTCTTGGAGGAGATACTAGATTATACTGGTCAACTACTGGTGATGCCAGCACTATGACTATCAACCCTAGCATCGGCGCGACATTGTTGAATAGTAATGCGAGAGTACAACCAACAGTGACAACCACATATACGCTTACTGCTAATGGCGTTGCTGGATCTGCTAGTACACAACTTACTTTAACAGTAATTCAACCACCAACACTAGAAGTTAGTGGTCCAATTGTAGTACCATATGGTCAGGAAACTGTTAATTTTTCTTACGAAGTAACAAATGCGAATAGTGTAGATGTAGAGGTAATACAGAGAAATTTAGATAATAGCGATACTACCTATAATTTCACTACTCCTACTAATGCATCTTTATATGAATATGCTCCAGTCTGGGGAAATCGTGGACCCATGGCAATTATTGTTACTATGACTGCCAATGGACAAGAAGGATTGATAAGGATTAGGCAAGTTACCGTTCCTGTTAATATCGATCAGACACCAGATGCTATTGATATTCCCTCAATTGAAGATAAATTGAGAGATGAGCAACCAGTTATTACCCCTAATATTGAGGTTACTAGCGAACAACTTGTTGTTGATGATATAGATATTCCTGTAGAAGTTAAATCTAATTTTCCTGTTCAGGTTGAGATCAATAATTCTAATGTCTGGTACAACATAAGAGAGTTATGACTGTAAGTTTTAGTAAATTTAGTCCTGGAACTGTTTCTTGGACGGTCCCAGCAAATGCACCTTACGTAGTTTTTACTGTGGCTGCAGCAAGTGGTGGAGGATCTCAATCATCGGGTGGATGGAATCATTCGCGTGGTGGTTTTGGTAGGGCAGGTAACTTTACAATTGCACAGAGATCTTATGCATATACTTTAACTTTCTATCTTGGTAGTGAAGGTGCTAAAGGATACGGACCAGCTAATCCTGGTGGATCTGGTGGTGGTTCTCCATTAGCAGGTGGTGGTGGGGGTCATCGTTCTGGTGGTGGCGGAGGCGGAGCTTCTGGCGTTTATGATAGTGGATTAGGAAGATACATCGCATGGTGCGGTGGTGGCGGCGGCGCTGGTAGATTTGATAACCAGACTGGTGTTGGTGGATATTATTCTGCTGGTCGTGGTATTGGTGGTGGAGGTACTAGTAGTTCTCCGAGTTGGAGAACAGGTGGAACTGCCCCTGCTGGTCACCGTGGCGGTGGCGGCGGTGGATCAACTTCTGGTGGTGCTGGTGGCATGGGTGGTGCAACAACCACTAATGGTTATGCTGGTATTGGAGGCAACTCTGGATGGTATAATAATGGAGATATTGGATGGATTACTAATAGTGGATATGGCAATTTTGGTGGTGGATATGGTCTTCTAACATATACAAATCCACCACCAACAATTACTTTATTTACGATCAATCCTTCTACACTAATTCTTGGAAATTCTTTTCAGATGCAGTGGAATGTTACTGGTTCAGTTTCGAGCGTAAATATTACTCCAGCGCCTGGATCATCAGCTTCTTCGGGTAATGGTGCATTCACTCCCTCTCAAGATGCAACTTATACATTAACTGCAAGTGGACCTGGTGGAACAGTAGCGCAAAGTATTCCTGTTGATGTCAAAATACCACCAGAAATTATATTATCAGTAGATAAACCCCAGATCACAGTTGGAGAGAGTGTTCAGTTATCGTGGGTAACTACTGGGGATGCTACTACTGTTAATATCAATCCTGGAGTTGGATCGACCAATCTTGTTTCAAATACAACACTCCAACCTACACAAACTACAACATATACGGCAGTTGCTAGTGGTCTTGGTGGAAGTGATACAGATCAGATCACTGTTGATGTTGTATATCCTCCAGAAGCTTCTTTAAATGGTCCAATATCTGTTGATTATGGTAATGATATACTCTTAACATATAGCACCACAAATGCTACTGATCCACCACAGCTATTGAGAAAATATGTTAGTCAAGGTAATCCAGATCCAGATTGGACCTTGTATACAACTGTGCCAGCAGGAAATGCTAGCGATGGAACTATTTTATTCCAACCAGATTATGATGATTTTGGACCAGATGTTGTTTTGTTCCAGTTATATGTCATTGGACAGGCTGGATTGTATTCTACTGCACTTTTCGATGTAGCAATTAATATCGATAGAACACCAGATGCTATTGACATTCCTAGCTCTGAAGATAAACTACGTGATGAACTCCCAGTTATTACACCTAACGCAGAAGTTACTAGTGAACAAATTGTTGTTGATGATATTGATGTGCCTGTTGAAATCAAGTCAGATTATCCTATACAGGTCGAGATCGAGCAAAGTGGTAACTTCCAAGATGTTAGGGAGATCTAGACATGGCAGGAAGAGCTGGAAATCTACATAGATTTGATTCGTTTTATCACCCTGGTATAGGGGACTCTTTCTATACCTCAAATCCTGGTGGAGAATCTTTGAGTGCATACTACCAGACTGGAACTAATGTATGGCACCTATTCATGGCTATGAGTTCTACTGGAATTAATGGTCAAAGTGCGGCATCTGTCTACAGATTTTGGAGTCGTATGAGTTCTATTGGAGATCACCTATTTAAGTTTGGGCCTAGTGTTCCTAGTTCTGACTATTATCTTGAAGGTATTATCGGTGTGGCATTTACTGGTAGTGGACCATATCGCCAACCAGTCTATAGATATTATAGTCCTTCTACTGGTGACCACAGATATGATATTAGTAGTAGTACACCTAGTGGATATATAGCCGAGGGTATTGCATGGTATTCACCTGTTCTTGTCTATGGTTGCAAAGATCCCAATGCTACTAACTATAACGGATGGGCAAATCAACCCAGCACAGGATGTAACTATACTGTATACGGGTGTACGGATCCAAATGCCTCTAACTACAATCCAAGTGCTAATGTTAATTCTGGGTGTACATATCCTACTCCAAGTGTAAGTTTGAGTATTAGTCCCAGTGCTATTATTCAAGGACAAAGCGCCACAATATCATGGAGTGCATATAACTCTACCTCTCAAAATATAACTGGTCTCGGTAATGTTGGTGGTAGCGGAAGCCAATCAATAAGTCCTAGCTCTTCTACATCATATACTCTTACTGGAAATTATTATGGATATACAAATGCGTCTATTAGTAGGACTCTCACTGTTTATCAACCTCCCAGTATACAATTTAATGTAGATGATAGTGAGATTGTTAGTGGTGCTAATACAACACTACGTTGGAATGTATCTGGTGATGTAGATTCAGTTACTATCAGTCCTGCAATTGGATCAACCCTTATAGTGAGTAATTCAGTTATTTCTCCAACAGTAACCACCACATATACTCTGTCTGCTTCTGGTCCTGGTGGAACTGGTAGCGCAACAGTCACAGTTTTTGTAGTTGATCCACCAACAGTTACAATTAATGGTCCTATAGTAGTAAATTATGGAGACAACGTAACTATTTCTCATGAGATGACAAAAGCAATAACAACTTATGAGTTGCAAATATTGGAAACTGATCTGGATAATAACATCGTAACACCACCTGAAAGCCCTGTTAATCTTGGACCAGGACAATCTGTGAATAGTACATATACTCATTATGTTACATATCATGATAGAGGACCACGTACTATTGCATATATTTTGTATGGAGTTGGACAGTCTGGTTTAAGTGCTATCGATCAACTTATTGTGCCTATTAACATTGACCAGACACCTGATTCTATTGACATTCCATCATCAGAAGATAAACTACGTGATGAAGAACCTATTATTACTCCCAATATCGAAGTTACCACCGAACAAATTGTTATCGAGGATATAGATATTCCAGTAGTAATTAAAGCAAGTCAACCTATTCAGGTAGAAATTGAGAACAGCGGTACATATCTACCAGTGGAGGAAATGTAATGCCATATCGAATCGGACATTGGAATAATTACGGTGGATCATGTGTCACCAACTATAGTATATGGTTCCCTGGTGGCGGTGGTGATTTTAATGATCCCTACCGTAATGCAGTTACATCTGCATATTATAGTTTGTTTGGTAGATATGGAGAACAGGCTGGTGTAGAAGGATACGTAGGTACATGGGTATATGGTACTGGACAGCAGACATATGGTAGTATCAGAAATATGGTCAAACGAGGTGGTATATCCAGTGGTGAATGGGGTCAAGTTCAGTCAAGGGGTAGGCATACTGGCATGGCTAGTGGTACTTGTCCACCACCAATAATCAGGGGATGTACTAATCCAAACGCAGTAAACTATAATCCAAGCGCACAACAAGATGATGGTACATGTTACTATAATCCACCATATGTAAACATATCTGTTAGTCCAACTTCGTTTATAAATCCAGGATCTGCAACTCTTTATTGGAATACATCAAATACTTATTCTAGATCAATTAGTGGCATTGGAGGTGTTGGTACATCTGGTAGTCTTGCGGTATCTCCTAGTAGTACGACGACTTATACGTTAACAGGATATGGATACGGTGGTACTCGAAGTAATTCTGTTGTATTGTACGTATACCAACCTCCTGAAATAGTATTATCGCTTGACAATCCTTCAATTGTTCTTGGACAAAACACTACATTGAGATGGTCAACTACTGGTGATGCCAGCACTATGATTATCAATCCTGGGATTGGATCAACCCTTTTAGTGAGTAATGCAATTATTGTTCCGACAGTCACTACTACATATACTGCAACTGCATCTGGTTTAGGTGGAACTGGTAGTGCTCAAATTACTGTCACTGTAATACAACCACCAGAAGTCGATCTTAATGGTCCTCTATCAGTAAATTATGGTGATGATATTATATTATCTCATGAACAAGTAAGAGCAACTGCAACATATGAATTGAGGATTAAAGAGTATGATCTTGACTTAAATGAAACTGATAGAGTTGTGGATCTAGGTTCTGTTGCTAGTGGTACATATACAGATACTGTTGTGTATCATGATAGAGGACCATCTTCTATCAGATATGAGTTATATGGTGAAGGAGTTGGTGGACTTCAATCTATCAAAGTAGTTATAGTTCCTATTAATATTGATCGAACACCAGATGCTATCGATATCCCAGCATCAGAAGATAAGCTGCGTGACGAGCAACCAGTTATCACACCAGATGCAATAGTTACCACTGAACAAATTGTTCTTGAGGATGTAGACATCCCCGTAGAAATTAAATCCAACTATCCTATTCAAGTTGAAGTTGATGGTGCTACATTTATAGAAGTCAGAGAGATCTGATAAATACTAAAGAAATCGTGACCATCGCCTGCGGTAAATGACCTTTTCGTTCGGAACTACACCTGTATATGTAAGCGAAGGGCAAACTATTCGCCTGAAGTTTAAAGCACCATCAGCTTGGGATACAACTCAAAGCGTAACGGTTCAGATTGGTGATCAGCAGACAATCTGGTACATCTCTACGATTCCAGAAGATTTTGCGCCAGATCCATTTCCATTCACACCACTAAATGACGCAACACCAGACATTCTGTATGTTTATGGTGATGGTACTAGAGCACAAGAAGATATTATAGAAGTTGCTGGATTAACACCTGGATCAGCCGCAAGTGTTTCACTGGTATCATCTTATATTGGATCTAATGTTACTGATTATTCTGTTCGTATTCAGTTAGTACATCAGGGTGAAGCAGATTTTGGATCATGGGTTATTCCAACCAGTAATATCTTCGTACAAAATGGTGACAGAATCCAGTTAAGACTGAAGTCTAATGATTCTGGTGGTCTTACAAGTGTTGCTGACTTAATTATTGGTGCTAGAACCGAGAGATGGACTATCACCTCGGCAGTACAACCACCTAATATTCCAGAACCATTCCCCGATTTTAATGAGATTTCTGGTGCTCCAGTTGATACAGATGTTTATAGTGAGATCTTAAGAGTTACTGGTCTAAATGATCAGGCAGTAGTCGTTACTGATAATGATGCGCTAATTGGTATCTCTTCTAGTAATGCTTTCGTTGTAAACGATGAAGGATATGATGTTTTAGACAACACGACATTTGTTGATTCTGATACCAATCCAACCATCCAGAATGGTGATTATATACAGTTAGTATTAAGAACACCATCAACATCAACTACCACCACTACAAATCTTTTGAGTATTGGTGATGGCATTACTGGATCTGCATGGGGTGTTACTACTGGTAGTTTCCCATCCACTACGCCTGGAACATTTGTATTCAATGATGCACTTGATGCACTTGAGGACGCTTTGATTGCATCTGATGTAAAACCAACTAATAGTATCGTTGGACTAGGTAATGGTGTAACTGTACCTGTAACACTAGTGTCTACAGATGGTACAGAACCAAGAGTTAAAATCTACTATGATAATGGTGCTGAAAGTTCGGTTGGAATTTTCCCTACAGATGTTAGTAATGGTGACAGAATTCAGATCTATAATAAATCCAGTGCTACATTTGGTGGTACAGTAGCCACTACGATTAAAGTTGGTACACTACAGATTCCTGAATGGTCTATCGTTACAAACACTGGTCCTGATACTGACGCAGCATTCACACCACCAAATAATCTTACTAACAGGGCACCTAACAGACAATATGTTAGTTCTATTGTTGCTGTCACTGGTATCAATAGAGATATTACAATCAGTGGTACAAATGGTGTACTTATCTCTATCGACTTTGATTCACCAGTTGTAGGACCAAGAACATTTACACCTGCTAACGGTAGTTTCCAATTATATCTAACCTCTGGTGGTCTTGCTAACCTTGTAAGCACTAGTGTTACTGTAGGTACTGGTTCTAGTAATCAATTTACTTGGAGTGTAGGCACATATGCAGTAGCACCACCTGCACCAGAATTAAAAGGAACATGGTATAGTAGGAAGAACTCTTACACATATGAAGATACTAATGGTGATGTTCAATTACGAAATGCGAAAGATGATGGTCTTGCTATTGGTACAGTTCTTTCCGTTCTTAAGCAACCAAACGGATCTTATGGTACAATAGATGGTAATCTAGATTCTAGATATCCTGGTTTCATTGAGTGTGATGGTAGACAACTATCAAAAACTGAATACCTGGATTTGTTTGCTGTTATTAATACTCATTATGGAGAATGTGATATTAATGGTGATGTCACTACTGGAGCTGCAGCTACACACTTTAAAGTTCCTGACTATAGAAACAGGAAACTTACTGGAGTTGGTGTTGTTGATGGTAATAGATCATCATCTGCTTTCCTTCCAACAAATAACATCAATGAACCAGGTAACATTGGTGGGTGGTGGTATGTTGATAAGGTAGATGTTGCTGGTGATAATCCTTACGAGCAAATACTGCAAGGTAGTACACAAGCTGAAGGTAAGGTTCAAACATTCGCATTGTTTCAGAATAAACCTTCTGTTGGTGCTGATTATATTGAAAGAACAGTTGGTCAATATGTAAATAGAGGTGAAGGTGGTAGTCCTGACTATTGGACTGCATTCGGTGAATTTGTAGAGGAAGATATTCTAGTTACTGGTGGTAATGGTAGTGGACTACGACTGCGAGTTAGAGCAGAAGCAAATGATTTGGATAGTACGGGCAATCCAAATGATACAAAATTTACAATTGTGTCAATACTAGATTCTGGTACTGGATATCAAGCTGGAGATTTGATGGACATTGGATTCTCCAATGCTGCACCTGGTGGTGGCACTGTTATATTTTCTCCTGCTATTAAAGTATTAACAGTAACGACAACACCAGTAGTCAATTCTGATCAAGGCACCGAGAGTAATTTCTTTAACTTTGGTACAGTTAAGACACAATTCAATGCACCAATTCAGGCTGACATCGAGTTTACTGTTAATGGTGCGGTAACCGCAGAGCTTGGACAGTTGCAGGAGAAAATCATTGATGTTCCTACACATACACACCAATTTATTAGTGCATATACTGCTGAAGGATTTGGTACTGTAGGATTGATTCCGTGGGGTAGTAAACTATTAATTGGTAGTGATGGTCTGCGTAATTCACCAGTTAATAGATCAACTGGTACTGGTGATGGTCCATATATTGACTTTATTGGTGGTGGTGGCAGCGATGAATATTTCAATAACGAACGTGATGGGTGGTATCTGGACTATATTGGAGAGTTGGAATCCAAGACAGGATCATCGAACTTTAGAGACATTTGGGATGACATTCTTATGTCAAATGAGGGTAAAACTTTTGAGGATGAAATTAAGGATTGGGCTGATGATTTCGAGAATGCTCCTTTAGGTACTATTAAAAAAAAGAAATTGACACTATCTGCGAAACTATGGTGGCCATCACCTTTCAATTCGTTTGATTCTGGTGATCTTGTCTCAAACGACCCAAGTTATCTGAATCTACGTAGATATCCAGAAGGTGTATACGGCGGTACAACTGGTGGTGGACCAACTGCTGTTTCTGCTGCTATTGATGTTACTAGCAGTAAATTTAGAATTGAGGCATATACTCCACCACAAATTCTAGAAGATAGTGGTGACAGTTCAACTTCTTCCCACAACCACTTAATGGGGTTAAGCCCTGTTCTAGATCCAGCAGACGATTTTAGTTATGGCAACCAAAATGGTGCTGGTCTTTTTAAATCAGGATTAGGTGGTTTTGGTAGTACACTTAACGTCACTTTTGACAATAATCAATTTGTTGGTAACACACCACCAGTTGGGTATGTGTTGAATACTGGTACGTTCACCCTTAATCAAAACATTAAGAAACCAATTCCTAGCGTCAGGATGCAACCCAACATACAAGTTCCTATCGTACAGGAGTTCCACAAAGTTAAATATATAATCAAAGCATTCTAATAATAATTCATAATTATGGCACAATCAGTTCCCTCTTACCGTCCACTTGAATTAATGCAAAATCCAAAAATCACCAAGAGTGATTTTACAGATTTTATTGGTGTGTGGGAAAATTTCGTTCCACAACCATTGTGTCAACAAATTGCTGCATATGGTGAAAAGGTCCTTAATGAAGATATTTCTAGTATTGTGAACGAAGATGCTCTGCGTCTAGAGGGTGAAGGTTCTGGTATCATGGAAGGTTCTGAAATGTATGGGTCTGCATATAATAGACATGATAGATCATTCATGTTAAACTATGCATCAGCAAAATACACTGCTAATGTTAACCAGATGCTGAAAGCATGTGCTAATCACTATTGCAGTGTATTTTCTACATTAAAGAAGACTAGAATGTTTTCTTCTGATATTAAGTTCCAACAAACTCCTCCTGGTGGTGGATATCATTCGTGGCATTATGAAAATGCTACAATTGAATGTGCTGCTCGTGAATTGACATGGATGATTTATCTAAATGATATTGAAGATGGTGGTGAAACCGAGTTCATGTATCAGAAACGTAGGATTAAACCTACAGTTGGTACAGTAGTTATTTTCCCTGCTGGTCTAACGCATGTACATAGGGGCGGTTTTCTTTTGGGTGATAAGGATAAATATATAGTAACAGGTTGGTATATCAAAACTCATGGCTGATAGCAACGAATTAGTAGATAAGATTAGAAGCGTGGTATTGGAGATTGATTTACTGAACAGTGTTATTCTTGATGCTAATGCTATTCTGGAATTAAAAGATGGCAATCTAATCAATCAACCAATTAAAATCCTTCCTGATATCATGGAAAGATTTAGGAACGAGATTGTTGGTGATGTATTTCATACAGACACAGTTGATGAGCTAGAGCACGTTCTTTTCTATAGTGATGATACTGCACTTATTCAACGTAGAAAATTTAAATATGATTTTGCGACTGATCAGTCAACCTCTGTTCAATATATTTTCAATGGTGCTACTACAGATCAAATTGTAGCGTTGCGTAAAAGAGTAGTAGATCTTATTGATGCCTCTGCAATTGTGAGACAAGAGCAGATAAGAGATAAGATTACTAAAATTTCTGAAGAGCAATTGTTTTATGACGCCAATATGAATAAGAGGTTAATGGAAAGAACAGCAATGCTGAAAGGTTCTGACTGGCGTATTCTCCCTGACATTGAAGATAAATATGAAGGTCAGAAAGAACAGTGGAAGTTGTGGAGAAAGACACTCCGCAGCATGGATGCATTCACTAAAACGTATGATGATACTTTGGATTTCTTCAAGGCAATCAAGAGTATTAAATGGCCTATTGACCCATCAATTTATAAGATTGCATATCCTGATAATGTAGATCCTGCTGGTAATGCAATTGAATATAATCTTGATCCAAATGATCCAAGGTTATGGACAGAAAGAGACATTGATGCATCTAAAGATTATGTCAATGATAGACTAACAACTGTCATTGAATGGAGAGATAGATCCATGAACTCCAAGAGAGTGGTATCAGACGAAATACAAGATTTGATGAAGTTGATGCGAGTCGAAGATTTCGTTGAACACGGCATCGATTATTCGACATTTTATAGTGAGGAAGATTTAAATGATATGGCTGCTGAATGATGTCCTGACTCCTGCAGAGTCAGGCAATATACTTTCTGTATACACAGAGCATAGATTTCACTGTGGTAGTGATAGTAATCGCAGAGCAAATGTAAAGAAAAGTCTTGCACTTAATTATGATGACCCAGACTATAAGAGATGTACGGAAACTTTGTATGTTCCTTTACAAAAAGCATTGTCTGATTATCTAATCAGGAGATCTGGACAACCATACTTTAGCTGGTATAAGACTGGTGGATTTTATGATTGGCATTTGGATGCATTCCCTATCGCTGGTATTGCACCACACTTTAGTTACACTGTAGCTCTCAATGACCCTGATGAATATGAGGGTGGAGAGTTAGTTATTCGTGTTGGTAATACTGAATCATCATTTAAACCACCAAAAGGATCAGCTATTTTATATAATACTGGTCTTTGGCATAAAGTAAATGAAGTCACTAGTGGTGATAGAAAGGTGGCTATTGGTTGGGCAGAGAGTTACATTAAAGAATCTGCTATAAGACAGAATATTATTGATCTTAAACTTGCAATCAATGATGTTGCTGATGATATCACTCACGCACAACTAGAGAAACTTGAATCCGCAAGAATAAACATGATTAGGGAATTTGTAGATAGACCATGACCTATACTACTGACGACGTTAAAGAATATTTTGATTTCTTCGATCAAGAAGATTTTGAAGAGATTCAGGGTAAGACAGGATACGGATCGCGATGGACCTTTGGTCACACCTCATTAGGTAAAGGACATCCAGAGTATCATACCAATACACCATTCTGGAAGATAGACTTTGCTGAAGATTCATTTGTCTGTGACCATCTTCTAAATAAGATACAGAAGAAACTAAATACACGATTTAGATTACAGCATGCGTATGCTAACGGGCATACTTTCGGTCAAGATGGATCAATTCATGTTGATGCACAGACTGATAACGGAAGAACACTATTATTATATGTAAACCCTAAATGGCATCCAATGCTAGGTGGGGAAACTAATTTCTATATAAATGATGGTGGAGTGCATGGTGTATTCCCAAAAGAAAACAAAGCAGTATTATTTCCTGGTAAAATACCACATTGTGCTGCACCGTGTACTAGACACTTCAAAGGATTAAGAGTCACTGTCGCCTGGAAACTGTTTATCGATGATTAACCAAAACTATCAGATCTTCAATTTACAAGAGATTCTTGGACGCTATGCAATGACAGCTGGTGTGCCATTGGCGTTCATTAGAGTCACTGGATGGAACAATAGCACTAATGTTGATGCTATCAATACATCTATTGCTCGATATTCAAAAATGCTAGAGTCAGATCTTATTGCTGACATGAAAGATTCAGAGTATGTGGTTGTAGAACTTGAGAAACTAGATCAGGGTGTCCTTGATTACTTTGATGACAACTTCCCTGATAGTCAAGCAG